CATTTGGCAGGATGTAGCATAACCAATAGCAGTGCTATCTTTGTATAACCTCATCAACGTACCGTTAATTATTCCAGTTGTTGCCATTTTATTATTTTTTAGCTTTTGACAAATCTATATTAACATCTATTTTTTCCAATTCATTCTCATGCTCAAAATATTCCATAGGCATTGGCACAGGAATATAAATTGGTTGAGGTGCCTCTTGCACTTGTTTTTCTGGCATCTGCTCTACGACAAAGTCATCATCAAGATGCTCGGCAATGCCATCGGCAACAAGTTGCTTGCCAAAGTCGGAAAGGAAAACTCCTGTTGCGCCGACTGGCTTTCCGTTCCAAGTTTTTATTAATCTTAGTTTCATATTTATCGTTTCATTCTTGCCATAAAATCAACTGACATCCAATAAACATTTAATGTAGGATTGTAAACATTTGATTCGCTGGACATATATTTAATCGTTTGAACACTTATACCGTTTACTGTGCCTACAAATCTATCTAAGCTATTTCTTATGTTGTTTGCAAGCTCTTGCGTACTATCATAACTTTGAGTGTAACAGTCTATTTGTATTTGTACTTCTTCCAAATTACTTTGACCATCTTTAAAATCAATGGCAGTAGAGTTAATGATAGTGTAAACACAGAAAGGATATTGAACATCTTGAGGAGTTAAGTCCGGATAAATCTTTTGCCCTACAATAGCTACTACTGTTGGCTCTGCACTTAACCTTCCGTATATTAGTTTTCCTATCATAATACTTGCCAGAATTTTTTAGGTCTCTCTTGCATAATAAAAATACATTCATTACGCATCGTTTTAATTACTCTCTCCCTGCTTAAATTCCTTGCTTTTACTACTATTTTGTTATACCATGCCCTTGTACTTCCAAATACCATGTGAGCATAAAAGCCATTAGTTCCTTCGCTGCTATTGATACCTTTATTCATTGTACCTCTTTTATACAATGGGCCTACAGCTCCGACTGCATATCTATATGATTTAAGATTTTTAGATAAATCAATAATAGACTTTCTTAAATTACCTGGTTGTACAGTCATTGACGCTCGATCACCTTCTTCCCATCCTTGCATTTTTTTATTTTTAAAAGGATTGGTACTAATACGGTGAGGCTTACTACTTACAGGTACTAATGACTTATATACATCTAATGCGATTGGAGTAGCTGCATCAATTACTCTACTTCTCTCTTTTACCGTACATTGTTCCATTAGTTCAGCAAATTCAATAACTGCATCTGCTAAACCTACCACTCTTAATGACATACCTTGAAAACTCCTTCTACCTGAGTAGTTAGACTTTTGAAGATCTTTAAGGTGATTTATTTGTTTAGCTGATAAATATCCCATGGTAAAATATTAATTAGGAGAACACCTAAGTATTCTCCTAATATTTAGGCAACTGTTAAAGTTAATGCAGATACGTTAAACTTAACTTCATCACCAGATGCAATAGTTTTTGCAGTTGTTAATTGACCAAAGAAAAGTAAATTACCAGATGCAGATGCGTCCCAAACAGTAACGTGAGTAGCAGATGCCGTAGCCGTTGCACTTGATGTAATAGTAAAAGCACTCGCATTTGTGATTGTACCAGCATCTCCAGTTCCTCTTGTCCATGACCCTGCGCCACTCGCAATAGATGTTCTTGCCGCAGTTGCAATTACAATAGGAGTACCTCCTAATCCTGTGTCTGTCGGATTACCATTATACAACTGCACAAAAGTTGCCGTTGGAGCAGTCATTGATGTTCCTGCAATCCATCCTGTTATTTGGTCTTCCAAATAATTTGAAAAAGCCGCCATAGTTTATTAGTTTAAATTATTTAAAATTAGTTCTCTCTTTTTGTTTGTCTTGTCTACTCTAAGCACATCGTTCAAATACTCCCTCCCCTCCTTCACTATCGCCTCTCTGTCAAAGTCCTTATTTTTTACTGCCTCCATAACATCGCCAAAGTTATCGTACTTTATTACACCTGGTATATTGTACTCTGGTATTCCCTTTGGTGCAATCGTAACTCCGCCAGCGACTAACATCTCAATGGCAAATATATTGCTCTTTGCAAAGTTAAAATCGTTTTTGAGTAACGGAAATAATCCATAGTGACATTGGCTATTATTTAATGTTTCAAAGTAGCCAAAGAGTGAACTATTCCATTCTTTTGTTTTTACCTTTGGAAATAGATGAGCCATAATAAAATCCTGTATGCCAAGCATGGCAACATCGCAGCTCTCATCTTCCGCTAATTCATTTATATAACTTGCTATGCTGCCTATGTCATCCAAGTGATGCATAGAACCGCGCCAAATAAATCTTATCTTATCTTCTATTTTAGGCACTGGCATGAATGGCTGTATGATTGGATTCCATCCATTATTTATAACAGTGCTTGCAATGCCTTCGTGATACGGCATATAATACTTTTGCAAGGCATCGGTAGAATAAATAATATGGTCAGCAAAGGCAAAGCAATCCTCCACCGTTTTTCGCATTGCCTCATGGCTTAATCCAATGTGGGCAGGATTAGTGCGTGTTGTTTCGTGTAGATTATCATCATGGTCAATTATAATCTTCTTGCCCATCCTCTTACACTCTCTTAGCATTTCAAAGTAAGCCATGCCATTAGGAGACTTAGCCACTACCACCTCAACATCCATTAAATCATACCACTTTGCCGATTCAATAGCAAGGTATCTTATATCATGCCCCATGTAGGCATAGCAGCCAACGGTGCGGTAGAAGTCGGTAGCAGGAGAGTTGATGTTTGTAAAAATGGCTATTTTCATTGTGTTAGGTTTATTTCTATCCAGTTGCCTATCTCCTCATTCCATGTGTACATTTTGCCATCATTTGGATAAGGTATTGGTGATTGCCAAAGGCAACTAAATTCATCTAATATCCATGAAGGAAAAGGTTTAGGAGGGATAAAAGAATCCCTAATGCTATCGTAATAATATCCTATTCCAGCGTAGTTTTTTCTAAATGCCTTGCTTTGGTCTTGGCTTGGTGTATTGTTGTCGGCTTGGTAGTGAATGCCTCCGCGCGTAGAATATGATGTTCTTTTACATTTTAATCCTTTAAATTGTGAATACCAATTTTCCCAATTTTCAGAAGAACCTCCAACCATTATACCATTATCATTTTGATATATGCCTTCATCAACACCAGATATTACTGATATTACAAAATTATTTTCATTAAGAAATGCGTAATAAGCCATATAATTTTAGCTAAATGATATATTTCCAGTGCCATTAGTTATAACTTTATAACTATAACTTCCATCAGTACCTGTCGTATCTGCAGTTAATCCAGCTCCAACGGTAATAGTTGCGCTTGATGTTAACCATCTTACTATTACAACGCCTCTACCTCCTTGACCACCAGAAGCATTATCTGCAGTGGAATTTCCTCCACCTCCTCCACCTGTGTTTACACTTCCACTTGTACCATTACCTGCACCTCCACCACCTGTTCCTCCAGAACCAAAATTAGAAGATGATACGCCTCCGCTTGTACCACCTCCTCCACCGCCACCAGCTCTTGTAACTGAATTTCCAGTAATTGATGAACTTAAACCATTTCCACCATTTCCGCCTTGAGAATTAGCATAAACTCCAGATGCTCCACTTCCAACAGCAGAAGCACCGCCACCGCCCGAACCACCAGCGTTAAGTACATTTGCTTCTGTGCCACCATTATTACCTTGACCAGATGTCGCAGTTCCTCCACCTGCGGAAGAATTACCTCCATCTCCACCGCCACTTCCTCCATTGCCACCACCATTACCATACGCTGCACCAAAACCACCTCCATCAGATATTATTGTATCTAATTTTGATAAAACTCCAACAGAACCATTATTGTTTGAATTTCCTGAACCGTTTCCACCCGAACCACCGCCGCCAATTTCAACAGTATAATTTGTACTTTTTGTTAATGTAGTTGTACCTGTTAAATAACCACCTGCACCTCCACCGCCACCGTGTTGTCTACTACCTCCTCCACCGCCACCAGCAATAACAAGGTAATCAACAGATACAGTATTTGACACTACATCCAATGTCGCACTCGTCACCGTTGCCGCTCCCGTGACGCTTGCCGCTACATTGTCAACTGTGGTTATGGTTGCAGCCGTTGTGCCGTTTGCAGTTAAAGAACTTTCAAGCGTTGCTGTTCTAAACAATTCAGCATTTGTTACAGAGCCAGCAGCCATTAATGAAGATACAAATGTAACTCCGATACCTGCCTCAACACTTGTCTGTGCTGTTGCAGTCATTTCTGCAGAGATAATCCTTGTTATTTGTGCCTCAACTGTTGTTTGAGCCGTAGCATTTAATTCCGCATTGACTGTATAGGATAATGTAGCATCTGCCGTAGTGTTAGCCGTAGCAGTTGCAGCTGCGTTTACTGGTATGGTTAACTGTGCTGTACTTTGTGTGTTAGCCGTAGCAGTTGCACTTGCCTCAATTACTTTGGTAAGCGTAGCGTTTAATTCTGTGGTTGCACTTGTGCTTGAACTACTTTCTAATGTAACTGTACGTTTAATTTCAGCCGAAACAGTGCCTAATCCACTTAATGCAGCATCCACACTAACCAAACCTTGCGTTACTACATCAACATCAGCCGATGTAGTAGCATTGGCATTTAATGTACTTATTAAAGTTTTGCTCACTAAAGCATCGCTTACTAAAGTAGCATTTGCATTTAGTGTACTATCTATATTTATAGCTTTAGTTACTGCAGCAGCTAAAGTGCCGTTTGCCGTAACATCGCTATTAATTGGTATCACTTTTGTAGCATCAGCAGAAAGATTGCCAGATGCAGAGAGAGAAGCCTCCACCAAGACTTGACCTTGTTGGCTCACTGTTAATTCAGCGTTCGTCGTTGCTATGGCATTCATAGCAGCAAGCACATTGTGTATCACTTTAATATTAGATGATAGACTGGCATTAGCTGAAAGGATGGCAGCAACGGAAACACCGGTAAGAATATAAGAGTCGTAAAACTCACCTTGAAAACTTATAAATCTTCTATCGTGACTTACCTTTATATTTCTTACTTGATATAACTTCTCATTCCAAATAATACGACTTTCTTCGTCTATGCCTGTCGTATATCTTATAGTAAAGTCGCTTATATTTTTAGCAG